ACCAACAAGCCGGTGTACGTTGCACAGAAGCCCGGTCGAGACATGCTCGATATGGACCACGTTGACAAGAACGGAAAGTCCGATGCAGTCATGGAAATGATTGCAGGCCGAGGGTTCCTCAAGGGCTCAGGCAAATGGATAACCTGGCGTAAGTGATTGAAAATACAGGACTTATAACCCTGTACTAGAGTTGGGAGGTGCACGAACACCTCCCTGCTCAACCTTTTCGTGGAGGAATCAATGTTTGGAATAATTTACAGAATTACCAATGCCGAAACAGGTATGGAATACGTAGGACAAACCGTGCAATCCCTTAGAGAACGCTGGGTAGAGCACATGTCTCATGCTCGGCAAGTAAAAAGCCAATCCTATATGTCTCGGGCTCTTAGGAAGTACCCGATTGAAGCATTCGTTGTAGAGTCGATTCACGAGTGTGAATCCCAAGAAGAACTGGATTTTGTAGAAACCTTCTACATTTCCCTACTCAACACTAAGGCTCCCAATGGGTACAATTTAGCAGACGGCGGTGGAGGAGTTTCTGGGTGGCAGAATGGCAAAGGAAATGTGCCCACCGAAGAGACGAGAAAAAGACTCAGTGAGGCTGGAAAAGGCAACACAAATGCCTTGGGTAAAAAGTATTCAAAAGAGTTTTGTGAAAAGATTAGCGTAGCCTTGAGTAAACGGGTGCGCAAGGAAGAATCGTATAACACTCCGAAATGTCTAGAGAAAAGAAAGAACTATAGACATGGGAAGGAAGCAAGGGCCGCTATTAGCGCAGGGCTTAAGGGAAAACCTTGGTCTGAAACAAGGCGCGCGGCACAAAGAGTTTAGAACTGAACTAAACATCATGTACTTTCTGATTGGTCCCTACAAGACGATAAACTGGAGCAGAAAGTGCTTGATGCACAATTTGATGGCTCAGCACGGCACTACGGAAACCTCAGAATTTTTCGTAGGTGACTATATATCAAAGGAAATAATTTTATATGGCACTATTAGAGGCTTAACAACAGTGGGCCTCATTAAATTCAACCTGATTGACTCGAACGCTGAAATGCCAACGAGGGCGAACCTGCAAAGGACGCTGAGAGACTAAGCGGTTGAACTCCTACGGGAAGATGCAATAGTCCGAACTCACAGGAACACAACTGTGAGAGGTTAGCAGAAATGACTAACCCGTACGTAATACGTAACAACATGGCTGTTGAAGCAGTCGAACTAGACGCTACCCAATAGCAAAGGCGTCTACAATTCCTTATTGAAAAAAGTTTGCTAAGGAAATCCCTAAACAAAATTGGGGATTAAAAACCCACTCTGATTGACTTGAAACCTGAAACGGCAACAAGGGGCAAGCGAAAGCAGCCTGAGAGACTAAGCGAGAGGGGCGTCCACAAGACGCATGCGATAGTCCGTTCTCATGGGAACAACAACCATGAGAGGTTGACGGAAACGATCAACCCAGAACACAGTAACAAGTAAGGATTTGGTTTTCCATGGCACAACCGCCTATAGCCTTTTCAAGGCAGAAGCAACATCTATCCCCGTGTCCAACCAGTCAAACGCTGGTGGCACCGTCCGTGCATCATTCCGTGTGCCTTTCCGTGTGCAGTCCGGCGCGGCAATCTCACAAGGAACTGGTAACGCTGACGCTATGGGCCGTGGCACTGGCTCGCAGTGGGCATCGTTCGCGCTGGCACCCGTTTATCTGTTCAACGTGTAAATTTCATGCGCGTTTAAAAGTTGTCCGTATCGGTGAAACCCTAGCATTTCATGAGGTAAATATGAGTGTAGAAAATACCGAGGTAAGAAGTCAGAGTTTATCAGAGTTGCAAATTGGATACCTCGCAGGAATCATGGACGGAGAGGGATCAATCACTTTCGTGTACCATAAGTGCAAGACGAATGTGAATGTTCTGTATTCTCCTGTCGTGTATATATGCGCGGTGGCAAACTCCAATCCACTGATAATCCAAGCTGTCGAATCTCTTTTGAAGAACCTTCCTATTAGGTACAAAGTGTACTCACCTAAGCAGGAATGGAACAAGAAAGCAAAGAAGAAACCGTACGCCATTCATTTGATGGGTATGAATTCTGCTAAGCATTTCTTAAACGTCATCTGTAAGCACCTCAATGGCAAGAGGCAGCAAGCGGAGTTGGTACTTGAGTATCTGGAACGCAGAGAAGAAGGTCAACGAGTAAAATTCATGACGGAGAGAGATTGGCAAATCATCCACACTGTTCGAAATATGAACAGGAATTATGGTGCTGACTTTACCGTAGAGACTAAACGACAACCTTCGCTAACGGGCGAAGAAGTTATAGTCCGAACTGTATAGTGATGTACAGAGGGAGCAGAAATGCACTCCCCGAATGTCATTACTTATTTTTAAGTGATTACATTTAGTAACAATTTGGTGAAATCTCGTGGTTAGCTCAGGCTTCCACGGATAGCAAGCAGAAGGGTCTTTTTGCCGTTAAGTCCAAAGCTTTGGCGGCTGTTGCAGGCAAATAAAAGCAACAAAAATTCGCTATATCGGGGAACCTCTGGTATACTATGATTAGTAAATCAGACAATCCCGAGGGAAGATAGTAATGACAAAACAGTCGAAGTTTTCGTACCTAGCAGGTTTCATGGATGGGGAAGGTTCCTTCTCTATCGTCAAAACCTTCTCTGTTCAAAGAAAACGGGACGGAAGTAAGCAGAAATACGTAACCTACAAATGTATGGTTTCAGTCACCAACACACACAAAGGTGTTATGGACTGGATCGCCAAGACTTTTGGTGGAAAAGTTCTCACGGGCAACAATGAGAACAGAAACCCCAAGTACAAGACTAGGTATTCGTGGTTCAGAACGAGCCACGAGGACATTGAAAAATTTACGTTAGGAATTCTGCCTTACCTCATTGTTAAAAAGGAACAGGCACTAGTGACTTTAGAGTTCTGCAAAACGTATCAAGCAGAGCGTATAGGCACAGCCCTGAACCCAGAAGTGCAAGTTAAGAGAGATGAATTGAGGAAGAAAATGATGTCCCTTAATGGAGTTTACTCTGGCGCTTCTACTAGACCCGTAGAGACTACACGCGAGACCCCTCAAATAGAGGGTGATGATATAGTCCGAACTGCATAGTGATATGCAGAGGGTTGGCAGAAATGCCCAACTTTTGTCAGAAGAATGTACACAAACTTCTTTCAAATAACAAATTGTAAAGCACAGGAAATGAAGAACTCTCTCGACGCCGCAATGCAGGGCATAGAAGGGCTCATCAACTCAGACGGGTCTGGTAAACAAACAATCTGCCTGACCTTATAAACATGTAGAGAATTCGGTGAAAACCCTTAGGGGCAATACCGAGCCGCTCCTCGTATCTGGGGAAGGTGTAACGACTATCCCGAAAGGGAGTAGGGAACAGTGTTCCCGAAGCACTACAACCTTTATGAAAAACTCAAATGAAATACTCTGGTCGTATCTGGCTGGGCTGTTCGATGGTGAAGGCACCGTCTGCATAAGCACCAGTCACAACCGAAACAATACAGCTATTTTCCAGATGAATGTGAAAGTGGCTAACACTAAGTTGGAACTGATGCAGTGGCTGATTAAAAACTTCGGCGGGTTTTACTCGGTGAGTCAAGCTAAATGCGAAGGAAATAATAGAGCTACTCAATATGCGTGGATGCCTAAAGGCAAGAACAATCGAATAGAGGTTCTAGAAAAAATGCTGCCATACTTGGTTATAAAAAAGCAGCAGGCTCTTATTGGTTTGGACTTTGAAAGAGTGTATGAAGGACGAAACGGATGTCAGCCGGGACTAAAACTGACAACCGACAGTCCTATCTACGTTGAAGCCCACGCAAAGAGGCTAGAATTAAGAGATCAGCTCGTAAAGCTGAATCGTAAAGGTAAGATATAGTCTGAACTCATAGGCAACTATGAGAGTGTGCGCGGAAACGGCGCATGCGTAACAGTATTGATGATTGACCAGATCCCCGCCACAGCAACCTTCGGTACAGGTACTGGTGCACAGACGGCCAGCATTGTTGGCATGAACGTCGCAGTGGCGTTCAGCGATCAGCAAGTGGTTTCGTTCTACACCGTTGGTGGCGTGAAGCGTGTCGGTGGTGGATACACATCGGCAACGATCTCGTACGTTGACGGCCCTTCGAACACCCTGTGGTTCAGCACCCCGCTCCCGACCGATCTCGCAGTCACCGACTACGTGGTTGTGAACGGTGCAACATACGGAACTGGCGCGTCCGTCCTCGGCATCAAAGCTTGGGATGTGAACTCCAACTCCGGTACCATCGCGGGCTTGAACCGCGCGTCTTACCCCGGGCGTCTGAGCACACCGACGATTAACCTCAACGGCGCTGCGATTACACCGGGCATCGCACAGCGTGCAGAAGTCTTGTTGGGACGCGCACTCGGACCCGATGCAGACTCTATCAAGAGCGGCATCTGGTACGGCCCGCCTGAGCAAGCTTTCGCACAAAGCAACTTGATGTACAACGTTCAGATCGTGAACGCACAGGAAGTCAAGGGCGACAAGACGATGGACATGGCCCGCAAGTATTTCAGTGATACTTTCGGCGGCAGGAAATATCACAAGTCTTGGACGGCGATCAACAACCGTATGGACTTGCTTGTACTAGACAACTGGTACATTGGGGAATTGTCTCCCCTTGAGCTGTATGATTTCGGTGGTGGCAACGTCGTTGCTCCCGTGCCGGACATCAGTTCAACCACTGGTACCGCGAGTTACTTGACCTCGCACATGTTGAACGTTATGTTAGGACATGTATAAATTTCTTCTGATTGACTCGAACGCTGAAATGCCAACGAGGCGGAACCCTTCGGGGACCGTGA